ACATGGGGTGTCTTTGGAGTTGTTTAATTATAAGATAAAGAAAATGAGAAAGATCAGAGATGAGGCAGTTAAAAAGAAAAAGAAAATAGAGATAATATAAAAGGAGGTGAACTCTTATGAGCATTGCAAGAACATCAGCAGAAGAATATGTAAAAGAAAAACTTGAAAGATTTAAAGGTAAAAAAATTGAGGAACTTGTTGAAGCTGTAATGAAGGAACATAATTACATAAAGAAATGTAAACAGGAAATAGAAAGATTGAACGATCAGATAGAAGAAATAGAAATGACTCCATGTGAAGATTTTATAAATTCATATGAGTATAGGGGAGAGTAATTTGAGAAAACTCATAGGTAAGATCATAAGATAGATGTGAAAGACATAAAGGTAAAATTTATAGATGGTGGCACAGGAGGTAAGATAGATATAAATGTCTGATGAATTGGTAAATAACTTTTAAATTAATATAAACAACTATATAATAATTAATATGAGCACTGTCAAAAGGAAAAAAAGAAAAAAGAAAAAAGTAAATGGTAAGAAGAATGGTAATGGGAATAATAAGCTGGCAGTGAGTATAGACAAATTACTTGAGCTTGATCCTGTCAGAACTATAGTGGTGCCTGACCCTGATAAGTTTGAAGAGAATCAAATGCGTTTGTTGACAAAGTTTGCAATGAAGAGTAGAGAGAATGGACTGAAGGTTAGGGTGCGTGTTGAGGGGTTGCTGTTAAGCTTTTTAGAAAGTATTGATCCTGATGATATCAAGAAAGTATCAGTGACAAAAAGAATTACTTCATTTAAAGAATTGTTAGAAAGTTTATTCTTGATGAGAGAAAAGTATGTAGAGATTCCTGATGGTAGTAATGTGGGAGCAAAGATGATAACTGCTGGTGGTAACATGGACTTGGAAAATGATTTTACACTTGATGATTTAAAAGCAGAAGAGTCTACTATACAGAAAGAAATTGATTTGTTACAACGTCAAAAGAATAGAAAAATGAGGAAGGTGAAGAGTGAATCTTAAAGAAGCAGAAGAGATATTAAAATTTGATTCTAATAAGCAGTTGTATGAAGCCATCAAGACAAAGCTATTGAGTGAGGTTGTTGCTGTTCAAATTCATCCTAATGTTTCAGAACGTATAGAAATACACTTATCATTAAAAGAAAAGGATTAATGGGTAGAATCAGAACATTAGAAGTTAAGGAAGTAAAGCTTCTTAGAAAAGAAAGTGGTCTGCGTGCTATTAAAAAAGGTAGAATTGTTTGTTTGAAGTGTGATAAAAAATTTATATCCAAAGATATAATAGCTATCAGAATTTGTGATAAGTGTAAGAGGAAGAATTCCTCAGAAGGTATAGCAGAACATCACCTACATCCTCCTCGTATCTTATATGATTGACCAATCAGCAGTCCAGCAAACAATAGAAGAAAAATTACAGTTGAAGTATTTGTCTTTGAATAAGATACAGCAATACTCACGCAAGGTTGAGATAGCAAGGTCTTATAATGGAATAAATGCTTTTAATGAACTTGTGCTTAGGGATAGATATAACAGACCTATTGTACAAGGACAAATTCATAAGTTTTGGAATTGGTTCATAGACACTTGCCTTGCTAATGGCCAAAAGAAGATAGGTGTTGCTGCACCAATGGAGCATGGCAAAACAAGCCAGATATCTATTGGCAGAATACTTCATTTGATTGGATTAAACCCTAATATAAGGATAAAGCTGGTATCCTGTATAGATGGTAAGGCTACAGAGAAGACAAGTGCGGTAAAAAGAATAATACAATATTCAAAAGATTATAAAAGAATCTTTCCTAACGTCCATCCTAATATGATGGATTCTTGGACAACTCATAGACTTGTGGTTAATAGAGATGTATTAGGCATGGTAGATGCTACACTTGAATCTCAGAGTATCACTGCTCAAGGAATTGGAGGTAGATGTGATGCTTTAGTAATGGATGATGTTGTAGATTTTCAAAATTCAGCTACTGAAGCAGTAAGAAGAAAAATAAGAGATTTAGCAATGACTACATGGATGACAAGGATAGATGATTCAGTAATAGGGAAGTATGAAGGCATAGCTTTATACATAGGCACTGCATGGCATGAAGATGATTTAATGCATTATTGGATGCAACCAGGATCTAACTTCACTTTTTTAAAGATGGGTATATCACAAGATTTTGAGTGTATAGAATGGGAGATATTAAATGGAGATCATATTTTTGGTAGAGAAGATATTGGTTTTGAAGATAAACCAGAATTTTTAGGGAAGACAGAGGGTTTGATTCCGTTATGGGAAGAAAAACCAAAAGAAGTATTGATGGGTAAATATCAATCAGATGAAGAAGGAGAAGGAGCAAGGTATTTTGATAGAGCGTACAGGAATAAATTTGTATCAAGTGATGAACAGATATTTTATACTATACATGAATGCAAAGATAGTACTCTTGATATGGAAGATGTAATGAATGAAGATTCATGGTATAGTTTTATGGGAGTAGATTTAGCAATAAGTAAAAGGAAAGATAGTGCTTACACAGTATTCGTTGTAGGAAAGATGGATCACAAAGGAAAGAAATATCTAGCAGATGTTATTAGAGGAAAGTTTAGTTCACCTTCTACAGCAGCTATAGCATTGGCTCTTGGTGCTATGTATCGTATAGAAGTTGGTATAATAGAAAATAATGCTTACCAGCAATCAATGTTGGAATGGATAGAAGTATTTAGAGATGAATTAGAATTGAAACCTATTCGTGGTATGACAGAACAACAAATTAAAAAACAGGAAATAGGATTAGAAGAAAAGTTAGATAAAAAGTATTCTAAATTCTTTAGTAAGGATAAAGACTTTACTCCTGCATTGTGGGCTTATTTGAAACCTTATCTTATGGAGTGTGGTAGGACAATTATTAGTTTTAGACCATATACAACAGGAAAAACATTATTTGATGAGAAGGTTGGCTTACCTGTCTTTGCTGCTGAGATACAATCAAGACAGTGGATTGTTCCTTGGTATAAACATTTGCAAGATGATAGATTAGATTATTGCAGAGCAGGTTGTGATATATGTGCTGCATTGAAAGAGATGGTGGGTTATCCTGGAGCAAAATATAAAGATTGTTTAATGGCTTGGTTCTTTTGTAGCAGAGCGATGAAAACAGGACAATTCAGGATTAGAAGTTTTTGATTTTGAGTATAATATAATAAGGATTAATTAATCTAGAAAGGAGAAATCTCATGAGTGATGTAAAAGAGGAAGTGGCTGAAGTAGTTCATAGTGCAAAAGAACAATTAGAAATAGCATTGGTTGATCTTATACAGTCAAGTGTGAAGGCAAAGGATTTTCTTGTTGGTGAATTGCCAGAGGTGGTGGAACAATTGTTGATGTGGAAGTTTTGGTATAATTTCATTTGGTTTGTTGGTGCTATTATAGTGTTGACTTTTTCATGGAAGAAGATAAATAAGTGGTATAAAGTGTGTAGTGAGGATAATTGGAGGACTGATGATCTTGTTATTCCTAGTATGGTTGGCATGGTTTTTCTTGCTTTTGCTTCTTTTATAGCACTTATTGAAGGTATTAATGTTACGTGGCTACAAATATGGGTAGCTCCAAAGATTTATCTTATAGAGTATTTAGCAAGTTTGACTAAGTGAGTATAATATAATATGAAATTATTTATTTTAGAAATAGTGATTATGATTGGTGTTGTAGGGGTGGTTTTTTATTATATGGCAGAGGATGTAAAAGCAAGAGCTTTAGAAAGAAAGGATTTAATTGAAATGGTAATTGTAGACGGAGTTGATTGCATTAAGATGAAGTCAAGTACATCATCTCAAGCAGGTGTGAGTATAACTTGTAATTGGGATAAATTTAATACAGAAATGGATTTACATCTAAAAAAGCAAGGAGTTTTTGGAGTTAAATAGATAAAGAAAGGAGAAATAAATGTCATTAGTAAATTTGGTTTATGATGGTACATACAAGAGTTACAAAGCATGGGTGTTCTTAAAAGATTGGGTTGTGCTATTTGTAGCCACTATGGTAATTATGAGTGGTACGTTTTTGCTTATATCATTTGTAACTTGGGATATGGTGTATTGGGAATATTTTAAAGAGAGTGTTTGGTCGTATACAAGGTGGGCTGGTATTGTTTCATTTCTGTTGGGCTGGTATTTCTTTAGTGATAGTTATAACAATACATTAATTATTCTTGGTGTGAAGAAAGCAGGTGAGTAGATATGGTTTGTTACAGTTGGACTAAGGAATGTGATACATTAACAGAAGAACAAATAGATAATTGTGTATGTAATGGTGAAGATGTAGGTTGTACAGCGACACCAATCAAAGAGGAGTAAGCGATGAGTGCGACTAATTGGGCGTCTTGTCCTAAATGTTTAAAGCTTGTAGAATGTGGGCAAAGTAAATTGTTACAAGATATTAAGGAAAAGTATGGCAAAATACCAGCAAATGAATGGTTAAATTTATTAGAGAAATCTAAAGATAGAAGACCATTAGGGCACACACTTAGAGAAGATTACGAAGTTTATACAGACCTGAATGGTAAATTTTATATTAAATACAACTGTAGTTGTGAGGTTTGTGGGTTTAGTTATGAATTTAATAAAATAGATGAAATAAAGTATAACGAATTAAGAGATATATAAATGCGAACATTCCCACAAAGGAAGGATCCTTATAATAAAGTTATTTTAGATAGGAAGACTTTCAATAATAGACTTAAAGAGATAGAAGAAGTTAATACAGCAAGAAGACAATGCAGGTTAAAAGAAATTAAGCATGGTGATAAGAAATGTTTGGGCTGTGATAGTATATTTTATTCCTTTGATCATGTCAATGAACGGATATGTGGCAGGTGTAAATGTTCTGTGGAGTATGTATGAACAAGAAACTTCTTTTTGGTTGGATAGCGATAATATCTACTTTTAATTTATTTGCTGCTGTTTGGTTAAATGATTTTGGAGAGGCTTTGGCTTGGTTTGCAGCAGCAGTTGCTTGGGGAGGACATTGGACATTTGAAACAGATAAAGACTAATTCTCTGACAGGGATTTTATTAATTTTTACTGATGAGGTTGTCTCTATGAAAAATTGTGTGGAATGATTTTGAATAGGTATTTATCTTTTATTCCCTGTCAGGGATTTTAAAATAGTGGTGTAGTCGGCTCTTTATGCTCAGTAAATAAATAGGATAGAATTGGTTGCTGGTACTGATAAATCCACCTATGGATTGCAACCCTTTCGGAGACGGAAGAAGATTATATAAACGTAACTGTAAAACTACAACATCAAGTTATTCGTTTAAAATTAAAGTTAAAAGATTACGCATTAGTCATTTCTGGTAGGGCGATATTAAAGCAGAGATAACAGAAGATAAAAAAAATGAATCAGCTATGCCAAGTTTAAAGGAGAAATAGAAATTTTCTATTTAATTAAAATGATATTTATTTTATAATAAAGTAATAGGGCTTTTGAGGATAAACCTTTAGTCTAATTAATTATTGATGATTAATTATAGAGGTTTACTTCATGAGCATAATAAGTTTAGCTAATCAAGCATTAGATAGATTCACCTTTCCTGTAGAACAAAAAGTATCAGTCATTCAAGAACACATAGCTACTGAACCCCAACGCAGTGCCATCATATCAAAGTATTTCAATCTCCCACATGAAAAGAAAGTAGACTTCATTTCTCAATATGGAGAAGACCTTTGGGTATACATATGTGTCAATAGGATAGCACAGTCAGCAGCAAGAGTACCTCTGAAAGTATTTAGAAGGAGGTCAAACAAAGGTATAAAAGGATTACCTAAAAAAGATTATGATGTTATTGTCAAGTCTGGAATAAAGCTCCCACCTTATAGTTTATCATTAGAGTGTTTCTTTTCAATTCAAGAACTATCTAAAATGCCAACAGATTTACTTTATAAATTGGATGTTATAGATGAAGCTCCAGATAGTCCTTTGCAAATGTTACTTGATAAACCAACCCCCTTTTTTACTAAGTATTATTTGATAGAAGGATCTACAACTTATCTTGAACTTAGAGGAAATTCTTTTATAGAATTGGTTACTGAGAACACAAAGATGCCTCCTTCAGAAATGAATCCCCCTGTTGAGATGTGGCATCTTGATCCTGATAAGATAGCAATAGTTCCGGATAAAAAAGAATTTATTCAGGCTTATGTATATGCTGCTGATAGATTAAAGATACCTATTAACCCAGCAAATATGATCCATATAAAATATTTTAATCCTGAGAATGTATTCTATGGACAGGGAACAGTTCAAGCATTAGTAAAAACGATTAAGCAGGAAAAGAATTTAACAGAGTTCCAAAATAACTTTTATAGACAAGGGATGAAACCTTCTGCTGTATTAAGTACAGATGAGCCATTAGGTGATCATCAGTTTGATAGAATGCAAGCACAGATAGAAACCAGTTATTCAGGACTTGCTAATATGCATAGACCGTTATTGTTAGAAGGTGGATTGAAATGGACAGCAATGTCATTAACTCAACAGGATGCTCAGTTATTAGAATTTAAGAAATTAGATAGGGAAGAATATTTAGCAGCATTTGGTTTACCTCCTGTAATGGTTGGATTGCCTACAGAGAATTTTGCTACTGCTCAAGAATCAAGAAGAGCATATTATTTAGATACATTAATGCCAAAGTTACAGACTCATGAAGAGAAATTCAATAATGAATTGGCTCCTTTATTTGGTCCTGACTTTTTTGTTAAGTTTGATTTTAGTAATACGCCAGCAATGGAAGTTAACAGGGAAGAGTTTCAGAAGTCTTTAGAAGCAGCATTAGCAAATGGATCATTAACAAGACGAGAGTACAGAGAAAATTTAGGTAGGTTAGGTGTTGAATTGAGTGATATTGAATTAGGTGAAGGTGGAGATGACTTTTTTATTTCTTCTAATCTTATTCCATTAGATGCTCTTGCTGATAGTCAGGAGGATTTAGAAGAACCAGAAGGTGATAAGCCAAAACCTAAACCAAAGCCTGATGATGAAGAGGATGAAGACGAGGAAGAAGAAAGACAATTTTTATATGGAGATGACTGATGAGCGGTGAGCGTTGGAATAATAGTGTAGTTATAGTAGATGAAAATGGTGAATTTGCTTTACGTTCAGTAAGTAGTGCTACTGCAGTTGATAAAGCGTTAGCTGTTGGGGGAGTTGATGCTTTTGCTCCTGCATTTGATCTTGCAAAGATAATGCCCCCGTTTGGAGTTAAATTAGATAGAGGATCAACTCAAAGACTTGTTTGCAGAGTTAACGATAATGTTTCTACAGCAGATGCATTTAATGCCGTGGCTTATGGATTCGATAGATTCGAGTAGAATTTGCAAAGAAGAATGTGAGGCTTGGTGTTGCAAAAATAGAGCTATAGTATATACGAAAGAGGGCAAGGGGAATACTTGTGCGGATTATACTTGTCCGCTATTGGCTTATTTTAATCGAAAGGGAATAAAATGACTGATACGAATGGGAACAAACGAGAGCTAAAATATTTCAGAGAATTTTTTATGCTAGCATTATTAGGATTGGTAGGTTGGACACTTGTATCGACAGTAGAGACAAGTAAAAATGTAGCAGTATTAGCAGAATCATTTAAGAATATGCAAATAAGTTTTGCTAAGTTAGAAACTGCAGTAGAGAAAGGAACAGAAAAAAGATATGATAGTGGGGATGCTGAGAAAGATATCACTAAGCTTATGGCTCTGATAGAAAAGAAAACAGAATTAAGATATAACAGTGATGATGCAGATAGAGATAAAAAAGAGCTTATTCACATGATACAAAATCATAAACATAATAGATAAATAATAATATGAAAAATTATTGTAAATGTGGTTGCGGAGGTTTAGTAAATAATTTGTATATGCATGGACATAATAGAAAAAATAAAGAGGTCTCAATAGAAACAAGAGATAAATTAAAAATTGTTAATAATGGTAAAAGTAACCCAAGATATGGAGTTGAAGTTTCAAAAGAAACGAGAAAGAAAATGTCTATTTCTCAAACAGGAAGAAAACATTCAGAAGAAACTCTTATAAAAATGAGAAATTATATTCCATGGAATAAAGACAAAGTTGGAGTTTTCAGCAAAGAAGCTTTAAGGAAAATAGGTGAGGCAAGTAAAGGAAGGAAATATTCTAAAGAAGTTTGTAAAAAAATAAGTGTTGCTAAATTAGGAGATAAAAACCCTCAATGGCAAGGAGGAATTTCTTTTGCGTCTTACGGTAGAGATTTTAATGAAGTACTTAAAGAATCAATTAGAAAAAGAGATAAGTATTGCTGTAGATTGTGTAATGTTTTTGAGAGTAATAGAAAACACCAAGTACATCATATAGATTATAATAAAAAAAATAATGGCCCAAATAATTTAATTACATTGTGTGTATGTTGTCATGCAAGAACAAATTCTAATAGAAAATATTGGGAAAATATATTAGCTAGTAAAGTGGCAGCATAATATGTCTTATAAGACAGATACAATTATTTGGAAAGCTCAAATTGCTCAGACCGTGGTTCATGAAAGAAGGTTTGCTAAAGCATTAAGAAAGTTATTTGCAAGACAAGAAAAAGAAGTATTAAGAAAAGTACAGAAGTCCAACCTCTCCAAATTATCTACAGTTACCAAAGCCGATGAATTTGATACCTACCTTAGTAGTATTAATCTAGACGAAGAACAATGGAATAAAACATTTATTAGCTCTATGAAACCTTTTTATGAGTCAATGGCATTAGCAGCGGGTCAAAGTGCTATGACTGATATAGGAGCAGGAGTAGCATTTGATGTAGAAGATGTAGCAACAAAGAAATTTATAAATGACAAGGTGATTAATTTTAGTGGTTTTGTTAACGGTGAAACTAACGCTGGTCTGAATAGACTTATCAAACCAATCATAAAACGTGGTGGAAGTATAGAAGACGTTAGAGAAAGAATACAAAAGTCAGTTGTCAAAAGATTTAATAGTAGTGTAAGAGGAACTGCACCAAGAGCAAGAATGATAGCAAGAACAGAAATGGTTGGTACTGCTAATGGTTCATCACTTGAAGCAGCAAGACAGTCAGGTACAGTTAAGTTTAAAGCATGGTTAGATAGTAGAGATAAGAGAGTAAGAACAGATCATAGAAGAGCTGGCATAAAGTATCGAAGGAAAAAAGCTATTCCTTTAGAGCAGCCATTTATAGTAGGTAGAGGCAAAACAAGAGCTAAGTTAAAATCTCCAGGAGTTTTGATAAGTGGCAATGCAGGACAAGTTATTAATTGTCGTTGCACAATTATTTTTACAAGAACAGGA